CGAGATGAACTCTAGTTCGTCGCGCGGGTACATGGGGCTGACGTCAGCCAGTGCTTCATCTCGCGCAAATTCAAACGACTCAGCTTCGGAGGCTGCGATTTCCGCGCCCTGATACAGAACCGTGTAGGTGTAGGTCGTCATTTCGATCTCCCTGCGTTGAGTTGATCAGGCGAACAGGCTATTGATTTCAGCGATCTTACGGGCGTCATTCGAGGCTTTAGTGAGCGCAGCGGCGGCGCAACGTTCTGCGTACGCTTTTGCCTGGGCCATCAGATCGCGCGCTTCGTCGACGGAGATCTTCTCCAGACCGAAGTGGGGAACGAATTTGTACAGCTGCACATTGCGACGCAGGATGTAGGCGTCCGGAGCTTGATCGCCAGGGGTGGCAACCTTCGCCATCACCACGAGGTCGGACAGGAAGCCGACTTTGACAGTTTGACCGACTTCCCATGCTTGCTTGGACTTGGTGACCATGGCGTTCTCCTTGAGTGGTTGTGTTTGCGTTCCCGATGTATTGAGAATACACCTTGCCTGAATAAATACAAGCGAAACCTTCAAGTATGTTGAATCTTTTGTGGTTTGCGCATACAGGGAGCCGCTAACCGGATGCCATGACCCTTACCCACAAACAGCAGCGCTTCGTCGACGAGTACCTCATCGACCTGAACGCGACCCAGGCGGCTATCCGCGCCGGGTATAGCGCGCGCAATGCTGACAAAATCGGGCACCAACTGCTAGGGAAAACTAGAGTTTCCGACGAAATTTCGCTGGGAATGAAGGCGCGCGAGAAGCGCACCGGGATCACCCAAGACCGCGTGCTGCAGGAATTGGCGCGCATCGCGTTCTTCGATATCCGAAAGCTATACAAGGATGACGGCTCACTCAAGCGCCCGGACGAGCTGGACGATGATGCTGCAGCTGTTCTCTCAGGCGTCGATGTGATGGAGATGAGCGGAAACGATGGTCCGGTCACGCTGACCAAAAAGGCAAAGGTATTCGACAAGACCGCTGCGCTGACCTTGGCGATGCGCCATCTAGGCATGTTGAAGGACAAGACAGAGATCAGCGGCCCGAACGGCGGCCCGATCCAGACGGAATCACGAAAACTCCAGGATATGACCGACGATGAACTCCTCGCCCTCGCAACAGGCCGCGGCGAAGGAGCTCCTCATCCGGCGCAGGGCTCGCAATAGCATTCTGCACTACGTCAACGCGATCGATGTTCCAGGGCGCCCGATCGGAGATGATCATGACGGCGAGCTGTTCGAGCCTATCGAGACGACGATCGCGCACCATCACCGGCTGCTGCTTGAAAAGCTGGACGAGGTAAGCAAGACGCCGCACGGCCGCATGATGATCTTCATGCCGCCTGGTAGCGCGAAATCGACTTATGCATCTGTCGTGTTCCCGTCGAAATACCTTGGCGAGCAAGGCGGCCGGAAGCTTATTTTAGCGAGCTACGGCGACGACCTGGCGAGAAAAATGGGCCGGCGCACCCGGTCGATCATCAAGCAGCGCCGGTATGTTGGTGTCTGGGGCTGCGGACTCACCGCCGAATCGAGTGCTGCGCAGGAGTTCGCGCTGACCAACGGCAGCGAGTACATGTCTTGCGGCATCCTCTCCGGCATCACCGGCAATCGCGCCAACGGCATCATCATCGACGACCCGATCAAGGGGCGCGAACAAGCTAACTCGGAAACGGTCCGCGCCAAAACTTGGGACGCGTACGAGGACGATCTAAAGACCCGCCTGATTCCCGGCGGCTGGATTGTGCTGATTCAGACTAGGTGGCACGAGGATGATCTAGCAGGCCGGATACTTCCAACGAATTGGAATGGCGAAAGCGGCCGGATCCTGTGCAAAGACGGAAACGAGTGGGAAGTCTTATGCCTCCAGGCGCGCTGCGAGGTCGATAACGACCCGCTTGGCCGCCAGCGAGGCGAATATCTGTGGCCGGAATGGTTCGACCGCAAGCACTGGGCGCAGTTCGAGCAGAACGCGCGCACCTGGGCGGCGCTGTATCAGCAGCGGCCAACACCGCTCGATGGCGACCTGTTCAAGCCGGATCAGATAAGCGTCATCGACGCGCTGCCCGAAGCAAATATCCAGTGGGTGCGTGGCTGGGATCTCGCCAGCACAACGGATGGCGATTATACGGCCGGCGTGAGGCTTGGCCGACTGCCGGACAATCGATTCATCATCGCTGATGTCGTACGGCTGCGGGTTGGGCCAGACAGGCGCGATGCTGCGTTGGTGAATACCGCGGCGCTCGACGGAAAGAAGACGAAGCAAAGCATCCCACAGGATCCAGGGCAAGCCGGCAAGACGCAGGTGCTGTATCTCACGCGCTCGTTGGCTGGCTATACCGTGATCACGTCGCCCGAGACTGGCGACAAGATCACTCGCGCTGAGCCGGTGGCGGCGCAGGTCAACGTCGGCAACGTGTCGATGCTACGTGGCGATTGGAATGCCGCGTTTGTCAGTGAGTTGCGGGTTTTCCCAAATGGCACGAACGATGACCAAGTGGATGCGCTGTCGCGCGCATTCGCCGAACTGCTTGTTAGCCGCGGTGCTATGAGCATGAACCTGCGAAGTGCAACGAACTGATCAAATCCATGGCCGATAACGACATCACTTTTAACCGCATTCCTTCGGAAGTGCTCGAGCGGTGGAAAGTCGTGCGCGATGTATGCGCGGGCGATCAGGCGCTGCGCAAGGGCGACTACCTGCCGTACCTGAACAAAAGTGACGCGTCGGAAGAGAACATCGAGCGCAACCGCGCCTATCGCGAGCGCGCAGTACTGTACGCCGCGACCGGATTCACGCTTGCCGGCTTGATCGGCCTGGCATTCCGTCATCAGCCTAAGCACGCGCTGCCGGAGAAGCTGCGGTACTTGCTCAAGGATGCAGACGGCGCTGGCATCAGTATTTATCAGCAATCCCAGGCAACGCTGGCGAACGTGCTGGGGCCAGGTCGGCACGGTCTCTACACCGACTTCAGCAGCGAACTTAACCGTCCGATCATCAAGCCCTACTTCGCTGAAGACATTATTAATTGGCGCCAAACTGTCGTCGGTGGCAAGACAGTCAAGACGCTGGTTGTTCTGCGTGAGGATGTTGACGAGATTGACGACTACGCGACCACCGCGGTTTCGCAGTGGCGGGAGTTGCTCCTAAACGATGCTGGGCAATGCACGTGCCGCGTTTGGCGACTCGACGAAGCTGGCAAGCCGGTCGTGATCAAGGTCCCTGATGTGGATGGGAAAATGGTCGACGAGTTGGTGCTGAGGTCGGTCGGCGCACCGCTCGACTACATCCCGTTCGAGTTCATCGGCAGCGAGAATAACGATCCGTCGATCGACGCAAGCCCGCTCTATGGTCTGGCTAAGGTCAACGTCGCCCACTTCCGCAATTCCGCCGACTACGAAGACGCTGCTTTCATGCACGGGCAATCGCAGTTCTGGATTTCCGGACTGACGGAAGAGTGGCGCGATCACATGGAGAAGCAGCAGGGCCTGTACATCGGCTCACGCAAACCGATGCTGCTGCCGGTCGACGGTGCATGCGGATTTGCCCAGGCTGAGCCGAATATGGTTGCCAAGGAGGCGATGGAGCACAAAGAGGCGCAGATGGTCGCCCTCGGTGCGCGCCTGATCGACAAAAAAGCCGCGGTGAAGACCGCCACGCAGTCGGAAGGTGAGCGCGAAGCTTCCACTTCAATCCTGGCGCTGTGCGTGTCGAACGTGAGTGAGGCATACCAGCGCTCGATTCGTTCCTGCGCGCGCTATCTCGACATCACGTTGCCGGAAAACGAAGACCTGTTTGAGATCAACCAGGACTTCACGACCGTCTCGAACGATCCACTGACGATTTCCGCGCTTGTTGGCGCATGGCAGCAAGGGTTGATGGCGAAAGAGGACGTGCGTAGCTACTTCCGGCGCCAGGGAACGATCGACCCGGAGCGTACCGACGAGCAGATCGATGCGGACCTCAAGAAGTCGCCGCCTCCCGCAACCGCGCCGGTCAAGCCGATCGCGCCATAACGATTTCCAGCCTCGATAGTCGAGGTTTCAATCTGGCACAAGGTGCCTTCCATAACCATCCCAAGGGGATAACACATGTTCATTCGTAAGCACATTCTCCGTAACGCAGCCGGCGATGATGGCAGTCCTGGCGGTGGTGGCGGTGGCAGCGTCACGATCACCCCGGAACTGCAAGCAATCATCGACACCAAGGTTGGCGAGGCCGTGACTGGCCTGAAAACCAAGAACGGCGAGTTGATCGGCAAGCTCAAGGCAGTCGGCGACGACCTGAAGCGTTTCGAAGGCATCGACCCCGATGCTGTGCGCACCATCCTGTCGAAATTCGCTGACGACGAGGAAGCGGGCCTGATCAAGTCGGGCAAGATCGACGAGGTGCTCAACAAGCGCACCGAGCGGATGCAGGCCGAGAACCAGAAGGCTCTCAAGGCCGAGCAGGAGAAGTACGAGCGCGCCGAATCGAAAGCTTCGAAGCTGGCCGAACGTACCCTGTCGGCAGCCATCAAGGATGCGGGCCTGAAATCCGGCGCGTATCCGGAAGCGCTGGAAGACATCGTCCTACGTGGTAAGCACCTGTGGCGCCTGAGCGACGATGGCGAACCCGTGGCGATGAATGGCGACGAGATCGTGCTCGGCAAGGACGGCAAAACGCCGCTCTCGCCGATGGAATGGGCTGAATCCCTGCGGGAAGCCGCACCGCACCTGTGGCCCAAGGCCCAGGGTAGCAACGCACCTGGCAGTAACGGCGACAAAGGCGCACCGAAGAAGGGCAAGGCCCCGGAGCGCAAGGACTACGCCGACGACATTTCCTATACCAAGGCGGCAGCCCGCTATCACGCGGCGGCCGACTAATCCATACAGCCCTGCGAACGGGCGAATCTGAAAGGTCATCATGGCTATCGGCAAAGCAAGCGATTTCAAGATTTACAACGAGCAGTTCTTCGGCGGTCTGGTCGAGACGCTGACTCAGGACACCTCGGCGCTGGGTAGCGTCGGCATCCGCGTCAGTGGTCGCTCGATTAAGGGCGACTTCGAGCTGCAGAGCTTCATCAAGAAGATCAGTGGCACCATCAGCCGTCGCGACACCACCGTCGTGACCGCAGCAACCGACCTCGCCATCCCGATGGACGAGAACATCAGCGTCAAGCTGAACCGCAAGATCGGCCCGATCGCGCAGACCCTCGACGCCTGGAAGAAGGCCGCGCTGCCGTTCCAGACCGACTTCGACGTCGACGGCGCTCAAGGCTTCTCGCGCTACCTCGGCAGCATGATCGCCAAGGACATCGAGGGCGACATGCTGAATACCGCGCTGCTGGCTGGCCGCACCTTCCTGGAAGGCGCTGCCTCGGGTGCGAACCTGTACACCATCCCGTCGAACGGCACCATGACCACCGCGGCGCTGATCTCGCTGCTGGCGAAGATGGGCGACGCGTCGAGCAAGGTCAAGGCATGGGTGATGCACTCGAAGGTCTACTTCGACCTGATCCAGTACCAGGTTGCCGCCGCCAACAACGGCTCCGACGCTGCCTACGGCGTGATCCAGGCCGCGATGCCGCTGACCCTGAACCGCCCGGTGTACGTGACCGACTCGCCGTCGCTGGTGGTCGCCGGTACGCCGGACCTGTACCGCACCATCGGTCTGGTCGATGCCGGCATCGACATGATCAACAGCGAAGAGCAGACCGTCGTGCTCGACACCGTGACCGGCCTCGAGAACCTGGTCTCGCGCATGCAGGGTGAGTTCGCCTACAACCTGGCGATCAAGGGCGCCAAGTGGGACACCACCAACGGCGGCGCGAACCCGAACGCCACCGCGATCGGCACCTTCTCCAACTGGGACGTGAGCGCGACTTCCAACAAGGACTTCGCCGGCTGCGTCTGCATCTCGGGCTAACAGCCTG